GCTCTATATCGTGTTGTTCGTTTTCTGTTAAATCAGATTGCACAGGCGGCAACCGAGGGATTGCAGAATATCGCTAAATTCAGCGAAGAAGCAAACTCGATTATGTCGTCTTATAAAACAGAATTCACCTATGTAAAAAACAGTATAGGCAGTGCGCTTCTCCCTATGTTGCAAGCACTGTTGCCTATTGTTATTCGTATAGGCGATGCATTCGTAGACATAACAAATAGCGTGGGGATGATTGCGGCGAAATTAAACGGACAAAGTACTTTTATAAAGGCAAAGAAATACGCACAAGATTATGCCGATACGCTTGAAGAAGTAAAGCGTTCTACTACGGGCTTTGACGAACTGAATATTTTAGGACAAAATACCGACAGCTCTTCCGATACTTCGGAAATGTTTGAAACCGTTGATATTAGCGGTTGGGATTTTGCAGGCTCATTGCTTAAAATTACCGCTATTACCACAGCAATTAGTGCCTTAATCAGTATGATTAAAGGCGTTAATTTAAGTTCGTTTTTTGGCAAAATAAGTTCGGGAGTTAAAAATTTATATAAATATCTTAAAAACTCTTCCACTTTAAAAAAGGCAGGTATTTCTCTTGCGGCTCTTGCCGTTGAAGCCACCGCTTGCTATACCGGATTCTATGATTTGTTTACAGGGACACGCTCGGTCGGTAATGTTTTACTTGAACTTATTCCTATATGTGCCGCAGTTGGTGTAGCCATGTATGCAATGTGGGGACCGGTCGGATTGATCATTGCCGCAGTAGTTGCGGCGGTAAGTGCATTTGTTGCAGGAGTAAAAGCCGTTAGCGAAGCGGCAAAAGACCGTGAAATGGAAAAGTTTTGGCAAGTCACCGGTGTTGCTATCGACGAAGTAACGGCATCACTTACTAACTATTTTGAAGCTCTCGGAATCAACGAACAGCAAGAATGGAATGAAACGCTTTCCGATACTATAAGTGAACTTAAAACAGCGACAGTCAATTACAATGCTTTATGGGCTGCTGTACAAAATGGTGAAATGAGTACCACTCATGTTAGTAAATTAGCCGATGCTTTTAATACGTTAGCAGATGCTGCAAATGCCGTAAACGATGCCGCTATCGGAACGCTTATGGCAAGTATAGCTACGGGTATAAATCTTAATATAACGCCCGAATTAACAGCTCGATTAGGTGAGTTGGTTACTTCGCTTGAAGTAGCACAAGACTTATTAAATTCAAAAATAACGGGCATTAACGCTGAATATCAAAAAATACTCGGTAATATCACTGACAATGGTGGAAACTATACAACCGAAGAATATGAACGTCTGAAAGAATTACGTGCAGAACTCGATACTTATACACTTACCGATACAAGCGCAGCAGAATCGTGGGCTATGACGTTACAAGAAATGCAGAATAAAGGTGTGAGCGCAGGGTTTAGTTCTGACGAGATAAAAGAAGTTTTGGAAGAATTGATTTCTTCACGAGATGAATATCTCGAAACAATGAAAACAAGTTACGCTTCAAATGTAAGTACCCTCAAACAGTTAATTACCCTGTACCCTGATTTATTCGGAGAAGATGACCTTGCTGCACTTGCTGAAAGTTATAATGCAGCCTTAAACGAAGTCAATGATCAAGTTAATGCCGTTATTCAGGGGATTTATGATTCCTTGAACGCAAATGCTATGGAAGATGAACGTGCTTGGTACAAGACGGGATTTGCGTGGTTGTATGATTGGGGATATTATGGTAGAAAAGCAGCTTATGAGGAACAGCAAAGTATATTGTCTATGATTTTATCTTATTTAGGCAGCGTGACCGATTACGAGGTCGAAGTCCCTGCCCATGCCGCAGGTGGCTTCCCCGAAGATGGCTTGTTCTTTGCAAATCACAGCGAACTTGTCGGCGAATTCTCTAACGGCAAAACCGCAGTTGCAAATAATATGCAAATCATTGAGGGCATAAAGCAAGGCGTTATGGAAGCAATGAGCGAAAGCAGTGGGCAAGGTGGCGATTGGACGATACAAATCGTTGACGAAAGCGGCAGAGTTAAAGGCGAAACGATTATCTCGGCGGCAGAAAGAAAGAACCGCAGGGACGGCAAAACGATTATCAGCATAGGAGGATAAAGCAATGAACGAAGAATTTAATCCTATCCGCTCGGTAGACGGGCATTCCGTCCCCTGCCCCTCTTCCTATCAATGGAAGCTTGAAGATATTTCTGCAAGCGATGCAGGGCGCACGGAAGATACCGTAATGGATAAAAAACGCATAGGGCAAGTTGTAGGTATAGAACTTGCATGGCAAAATGTTTCGCTCGAAGATGCGCATGATATTCTTACGGCGTTTAATCCCGAATATATCGACGTTTGCTATCTCGATGCCAAAGAGGGAAAATACGTCACTTCCGAATTTTATGTCGGCAACCGCACTTCTCCTCTTTATAACGCACAACTTGGCGTATGGTCTAAAATATCCTTTAATCTTATAGAGCGTTCGGGGGTGAAATAATGTATCCGATTTCAGACGAAGTACTCGAACTGTTTAAAAAGAATTACAGACAGATAGTAAATATCACTTTACGTGGAGCAAATAAAACTATTACCCTTACCGAAGCGGATATACGGCAAGGCGGTTTTTCCATAGACCGCTATTCGCTGTCTAATTCTAAAATAGAGATAGGTTCGGCGGTAGCCGCAGAGCTTAATCTTACGCTTGAAAACAACGACGACCGCTTTTCGGATATTGTCTTTGAAGATGCCGAATTGGAAGTTAAAATCGGAATTAAAAAATGGGATGCGTATAAATGGGAAAATGCCGTTGTTCATTGGATTCCGTGCGGATTCTTTACGGTGGACGATCCCCCTCGCAAATTGGCAAGCATAAGTCTTTCTGCACTCGATAGAATGGTAAAATTCGATGCCGAAATCACAAGCGGCATATTCCCCACTACCGTTGAAAATCTCGTTAAAACTTGTTGCTCCCGTTGCGGTGTAACATTGGCTACGGATTTAACTACACTGCCGAACTATAACTACACCATTACATACGAACCCGAAGATGATTCCGAATTGACATACAGGCAACTTATTCAATGGGCGGCTGAAATGATGGGCGTTTGCGCCTACATTGATTGGAACGGGGAATTGCGTATGGAATGGTATTCGGACACGGACACTAAAATCACAAAATCCGAACGCTATTCTTCCGACCTTTATGAAAACGATATAGTTATAACGGGCGTACAGATTACCGACAGCGACGACAACGTTTATCTTGCAGGTACAGACGATTACGCCTTTAACATATCAGGCAATAACCTTATTACACACGATTATGACACGGTAGTAGCTAATCTTTATGCAAAGTTAGGCGGCTTTACTTATCGCCCCTACTCTGCAACGATTAAGCCCATGCCACATATTTACCCGTTGGATAGGATTGATTTCGTTGATAAGAACGGAGCTTCTCACAACACGATTGTAAGCAATGTGACGTTTAAAATGAATCAGTCTACGGAAATTGCAGGTAAAGGCGAAACGACTAAAAAGAATTCCTATTCGGCAGCAAATCCGCTCACGAAAGAAGAATCTATCGTAGTACAAAAAATCCGTAAAGAAGCAGCGGACGGCGACAAAAACATAGAGCAATCCTTTAAAGCCGCAGACGGCGAATTGTTGAGCAAGATTACCGAAGAAGTAACGAGAGCAACTACCGCCGAGGATGGGTTAAGTACGACAATAACGGAAAAGTACAATTCCGTGCTGGAACAAACTTCTTCTTCCATTACAGCCGCTGTAAGCGAGGAAAAGGAACGTGCCGTAGCCGCTGAAAGCGGATTAAGCGCAAGCATAACGGAAAAATACAATGCCGCTATTCAAGTTACTTCCGACAACATTACAAGTGCCGTAAGCGCAGAAAAAACACGTGCTATGACAGCCGAGGATGGGTTAAGTACGACAATAACGGAAAAGTACAATTCCGTGCTGGAACAAACGGCTACAATGATTTCCGCAAAAGTCAGTGCAACAGGCGGCGAAGATTCTTCATTTTCTTGGAGTTTAACAAGCGACGGATTTGTTCTTAAAGCAAATAATGAAACCGTCATGAATGTTACTTCAAGCGGACTGACAGTTAAAGGCATTGTGCAAGCTGATTCGGGATATGTTGGCGGTTTTACTCTCGCAGATGAACAATTATATGCAGGTGATAGTAG